GGCCGTGACGGGGGGAGTGATTACCTCCGTCACGGTTGTTTCTCAGCTTCCGAATACGAACTCGGTTGATACTGAAACACCTTCCGGCGGGTCATATTTCGCACAGCAAGTAAACCCGGTCGCTCAAGGCTCCACTTCAGGGTCCGGCTCGGGTGCGACCTTCAATCTCACCTACGGCCCAGCCGCCCCACAACGAGTGGTCCTGACCAACCAAGAATTCGCGTCGATGTCGTATGTGCAGGACGTGACCAACCCCGACTTGATGGACGATCTATTCCAGGACGCGTTCGTGAAGGTTCTGGGGGCGACCCTCGCCATCCCACTCACCGGCGACAAAAAGCTCGCCAACCTCGCCATCCAAGAAGCCAACAACACTATCACCCTCGCCCGTACCGCAGATGGCAACGAGGGTCTGACCATGAACGACATCTCCCCGGATTGGATCCGGATTCGCGGAATTGACTTCGCCGAGCCCTACAGCGGACCGTTTACTGGGTTCGACTGGGGAGGCCTTTGGCCTATATTCGGGTAAAAGGTCCTCTAATGGTTCCTTATAATTATGTTGACATTGATACCATTATAGGCCGTTTATGATGCAGCTGCAATGAAGCATTATAAGGATTATACCGTTGGGTGAAATCACCGCACAAGCCAGTTTCAACTCCGGCGAATGGTCGCCGAACCTATTCGCGCGCGTGGACTTGCAAAAGTACCGCTCGGGCGCGGCGCTGTTGCAGAATTTCTATGTGGACTATCGGGGCGGGGCCAGTTCCCGGCCGGGGTCGAAGTATATTCTTCAGGCCTACAAATCCTCCACCGCGGTTCGATTGATCACCTTCCAAGCCAGCTTCTCAGTGGGGTATGTGCTGGAGTTTGGGGATTATTATATCCGGTTCTACTATCACGGCTCTCCCATCGTTGAGTCCGGGTTCACTATCACCGGCGCAACCCAGGCCAACCCCTGCGTCCTCGACATCCCCGGTCACAACTACATCATCGGCGATTGGATCTATGTCACCGGCGTTGGGGGTATGACTCAACTCAACGGGCGATACTTTGACGTTATCGGGGTGTCGGGGAACTTCGTTACCATTGGCGATCTGAACGGCGCCAACATCAACTCAATCTCCTACACCGCCTACACCTCTGGTGGAGAGGCTCAACGCGTCTACACCTTAGCCTCTCCCTACGCCGCGGCTGATCTGGCATTGATCAAGTTCGCCCAGTCTACAAACGAGATGGTGATCTGCCATCCGAATTATGTTCCGTATCTGCTTACAGTCATCAGCGTCACCGATTGGACCATCACCCCGATCACATTCGGTTCAACAGCGACACCACCAACATCCATCACCCCTGGATCAACACTACTCTACACAACTTCAGACACCCCTTCACAGACTTACTATTCCTACGTTGTGACCTCAATCGATTCCAGTGGACAGGAATCTTCCCCATCCTCCCCTGTATCCTTTGGCCCGGCACAGGATATTCGTACCGTCGCTGGGTCTAATAGTCTAACCTGGACTCCTGTGCCAACTGCGGTAGCTTACAACGTCTATGAGGCTCAGGTTAGTTATTTTGGTGTTGCCCCATCGGGAGTGTTCTACGGCTTTATCGGTACTACCAAGGGCAATTCCTTTGTTGATTCCAACATCGGCCCGGACTTTTCCCAGGGCCCGCCGATAAATCAGAACCCATTCATCGGCGATGGAATTTCCTACCTCACCATCACCGCGAATGGAACTTACACCACCGTTCCAACCATCAGCTTCTCCGGTGGATCGCCCAGTATCCCGGCTACGGCGGTCGCCAGCCTTGGTATCCTCGCTGGGCCAACCATCACCAACGGCGGATCGGGTTACTCCGTCGGCGACCATATCAACTTCGGCAACAGCCTGATCATGACCGTCACCGCGGTGAGCAGTGGCACCATCACAGCCTGGAATATACTTAACCCCGGATCAATCACATCCGGCTCAACCCCAAGCAACCCGATCTCCCAAGTCACCACCTCTGGCGCAGGCACCGGTGCTGAGATCACCGCGACCTGGGGTGTGACCCAGGGAATCATCCTCACCCAAGGCGCGGGCTATACCGCGGTCCCGACGGTGCTTTTCTCCTCTGGCTCTGCGGCCGCGACTGCTACCCTAACCGCCACTTCCAATGGTAACCCATCCGTTCCCAGCTTTTTTCAGCAGCGCCTGGTTCTCGCAGCTCCGGATGGTGCGCCGCAAACTTTCTACATGTCACAACCTGGGGCGTATTTTAACTTTAATATCACCGATCCGGTTGAGTCGGATAATGCCATCACCGAAACCTTGGTCTCAGGGGTTCTTAATACCATCAAATCCATCGTCTCCTCGACCTCAGGTATGTTACTACTCACCGACAAAGCCGCATGGTTGGTGAATGGCGGATCGGCTGGGTCAGCAATCTCCCCAACCACGATTGTGGCCAATATGCAGTCCAACGTTGGTGCGAGTGATGTCCCGCCAATCGTAGCAAACTATGACATTCTCTTCGTTCAGGCCAAAGGCTCGGCGGTTCGGGACTTAACCTACAACATCTACTTCAACGTCTTCACCGGCAATGATATTTCCATCACCGCGTCGCACTTGTTCTTCGGCTATACCATCAAAGAATGGGCCTGGGCCGAGCAGCCGTTTTATGTCGTTTGGGCGGTGCGAAGTGATGGAGTGATGCTAACCTTGACATTCCTTAAGGAACAGGAGTTTGTCGGCTGGACCCACCAGACCACCAACGGCCTTTACAAATCCGTCTGTGCGGTGACGGAGTCCACCTCCGACGCTGGGAATGTTGATGCAGTGTACACCGTGGTTCAGCGGACGGTGAACGGGAATACCGTCCAATATATCGAGCGAATCGCAGATCGGACATTCCCCAATGGCCTATCCTCGGCTTGGTGTGTGGATTCGGGGTTGCAGTATACTGGATCGGCTGCGCTTAGCTTCACCGGAGCGGAGCACCTGAACAACCTAACCGTCACCGGGCTCGCGACCGACAACCTCGGTAATGTCACAATCATCACCCCATTCGTTATGCCGGTGGGTGGAGAGTTTACCCTCCCAGCCCCGACTCCATCTGGAGCAACAGGTTACACCACCGTTACCCTAGGGCTAGCCTATACCTGCCAACTTCAGACTCTGGCGATCGACACCAACCGCAGCATGATCCAGGGCAAGCTTAAGAAAATTCCGCATGTGGATGTCAGGGTGAATAATACTTTGGGCCTATCAATTGGACCGGACTTTAATCATCTGGTTCCTATGAAGGATCTGGTCCCTGGGAATGTCTCCTCTATGCTCACCGGCCAACAATCACAGGTTGTGACCGGGCTGTACTCTGGCGATGCTAGAACGTTCTTGGGATCGTCTTATACGGTGCCGGGGCAGTACTGCATTGAACAAGCCAACCCCTATCCGGCCACGGTCTTGGGCGTGTTTCCATTCCTGGTTGTGGAGGACGACCCATGATCTTCGCGGATGTGAGGCGGATTGCCGGGGATGAAGCAGTGGCGCTGGCGAAGCAATACGTTAAGCTATCCGCGGATGACCTGACCGTCCTGCAAATCGGAGCCGATGCGTCCGATCCGGCCATGGCTGTGTTTATGGAGGAGACTCTGGTAGCGTTGGTTGGGTTCATCCCAATCGGTATCATTACTGGGACAGTCTTTGTCTGGATGCAGGAGTTCCCAGACCTCGCCAAATATCGAATTGGCATGATGCGAATGGGTCGGCGGATGATCGCCGAGGTCCGAAAGAAATACCCACGGATCATTGGGCAATGCTCAGGCGGTCCGCGTAGTGAGAATTGGTGGAAGAGTCTTGGGGCCGAGTTTGAACCCGGCGATGCCAAGACCAAAACCTTCGTGATTGGGGGCGTCCTATGAGTGGTTTAAGCGCCGGGCAGATCGGCGGATTGGGGCTTGGAAGTTCATTCGGCGGATCGCTGATGTCCGCTGGCGGCGCGATTGCGTCGGGGTTCGCTAACGAGCGAATGTACGACTACCAAGCCGGTATCGCCAAGCTCAACCAGCAGATCGACAAGCAAAACGCCGAGTTCGCGGTTCAGACCGGTGAGCAGCAAGCGTTTCAGGCTGGGCTTAAGCAACGCGCCCAGATGGGGCAGATTAAGGTCGCTCAGGCCTCATCGGGGTTTGATGTTCGGAGTGGATCAGCGGAGCAAGTTCGGACGAGCCAGGCGAAGCTGAACCTGCAGGACACCGACATTATCCGCTCCAACGCCGCGAAGACCGCGTATAACTATGAATTGCAGGGGACCGTAGCCGGGGCACAGGCTGGGTTGTACCAGATGGCTGGACAGAATGCCCTTGAAGCTGGCGGTATCTCGGCGGCTGGATCGATCCTTGGCGGGGTTAGCTCGGTGTCGAGCGAGTGGTTGCAGGGCGCGAGGGTTGGGTTGTGGGGCAGCACTGGCACTAACGGAACGCTGGGAGATTAAGACCTATGGCCGCGCAAGTTCCCTACACCGGTACTGAAGACGTAACCTCCCAGCTAATCCCGCTGAGCAATGTCCATGTTGACACCCCGATCGCCGCATTTGGTGGGGCGACGGCGGGTGCCGTCACACATATGGGCGAAGTGGCAGAGGGGGCTGGGAAAGAGTTGTTTGCTCGCGCCTATGCGATGCAGCAGTTGAACCAGCAGGATGTCGCGAATAAGGCGCTGTCGGATTATCAGAATGAACTGACCCAGAGGTATGTGGATTATACAAAGAATCAGGGTCAGGACGCGATTAACAACTTCCCTGACTTCGAGAAATCCACCGAGGATCTTCGGCAGAAGTACGCCGACTCGATGCCGAGCCAAGAAGCGCAGTTTCTGTTCAATCAGGAATCTCGGCAGTCCCGGTTCCGGACCGTGTTTGGTGCGGGTAACTACGCCCGCGAGGAGATGAAGCGGTTTAGCAACCGCTCGGCGGCGCTTGGGGTGGATGCGCTAGGCGATAATCTCGCGGCTACGGCCCCAGGCGATCCGGCGGCTACTGCTCCTGTGATTGATCGATTGAAGGTCAAGATTGGTCTGAATGCAGAGGAGAATGGTTACCACCCAGGGACTCCTGAGTATGACCAGACTGTTAGTATAGGAGTCTCGTCGCAGCTGGCTAAGTCTGTTCGGGAATTGGCTAAGACCAATCCGATAAAGGCTCAGCAGCTGACTCAGGATTGGTTGAAGGAAGGTAAGCTCACCGAGACCGATGCAGCGAATCTTAATCCAATTGTTGAGCGGCAAGTAATCAACCAGGCATCGCGTG